TCCACCGGGGCTGGGTCATTTTCTGCCAACATCTCCGTGGGGTCTAACGTTAAGATCTCCACAGTTGGTACGTCGTGGGGTAACGCAACAGTCAACGTTGTGGCCAACTCGGTTGCATTGAAGCTTTCGAACTCAACATCCAACATCACGATCTCTGTCCCTGCAGCAGCAGACGTCTCAGCAACGAACGTCTTCTTGCATGCCAACGGTTCGTACGTCGCAGTAACGTCAGGTGGGGGATCCGGAACTCCAGGTGGATCAAACACGTACGTACAGTTCAACGATTCTGGTGCGTTTGGCGCTACTGCGGGACTAGTATTCAACAAGACTACGAATACGGTATCCTTTGGCAATACTACGGTTAACTCAACCGTCAACTCAACAGCTGTTGCCTACACAAACTCCACAATAACAGCGTCATATAGCACCCTAGGATTCAGCTTTGGTAATACTACAGCCAACGCCATAATGAATACAACTTCCTTGGTGTTTGGCAACACAACAGTAAATGCCTCGATGAATACCTCAGTTCTTACTATAGGAACTGCTGCAGTTACGACAAATAGCGCTGTAGGAGCCAACGTCTATTCAAACACGACTGCCAGCTTTATTGGCAACTCAACAGTCAATACAGTACTTACTAGCACGGGATTGGTTATCTCCGGAAACCTGAGCGTCAACTCCACTACGTTTACCGTCGGTAACTCAACAGTCAATACAACTGCCAACTCATCATCGCTGTCGATCATCACTATTGCGGCTTCGAACACGGTTTCTGTTGGAGCGAACGTTGTCATCACCACATCAACCATAAACCTAGGTAACTCCACGGTTAATGCCGTAATCAACTCCACTGGATATTCTCTGCCGGCCGTTGGGGTTATGGCCATCGGTAACTCCACGGTTAACGTGTCTTCCAACTCTACGGTGTTGTCTGCTGCAGCCTTATCAATCGCCGCTAACGTATCGGTCGGAGCCAACTTATCGGTCAATACATCGACCATTACTATAGGCAACTCCACCATCAATTCTACCGCCAACTCCACGGTAATCAAGAGCGGAGAAATCCGGGCTACTGGTGAATTGATCTCCTCATATTCTGATATTAGATTAAAGAAGGACATCGAGCTAATCGACAACGCCTTGGAAAAGGTGAAAAGTCTCAGAGGCGTTTATTTCAGACCAAACGATTTGGCGGTTTCATATGGATATGAAGACATCAGACATGTGGGATTAATTGCCCAAGAGGTCCAGGCAATTCTTCCAGAAGTCATCCGCCAGGCCCCCATCGATGGTGACTATATCACCATTCTATACGCAAACCTTGTAGCACTGTTGGTGGAATCAGTTAAAGAGCTTGCTGAAAAGATCGAAAATAAGTCATGTGCGTGTGGGTGTAACTAATGGTTCTTCAGGCTAGTGGCCAAATAAGCATGGGAGACATCGTTGCCGAGTTTGGCGGAGTTGCCCAGCATGCCTTATCAGAATACTATAAGGGTGGAGCTTACGTTCAAAATATTGCGCAAAACGCAGCAGTACCTACGTCTGGCCAGATCAAACTATCAGATTTCTATGGCGCCGGTAATATTTCTGATCACACTAACACTATAGAAATGTACGCCGAATCTGAAAGCTATGCGATCCCCATAGGTGGTGGTGAGGGCGTGCCGGTGGAATATGGAACACATACCGTTGCCGGATATGCCAACTCGGTTATCGGGACACTACCACACTCAGCAGTAACTCCTAACCCCTACACCTACGCTGGTGGTACCGGCGGAGCCCAAACTATCACAGTTCAATCTATCGTCTATTCAGGCAGTGAGATCGAAGCGTATACACTTCAGCTTCAACTAACATGCCCAACCACGATGAACACCGCTTCGAATACCATCTTCAAATCCTTCTTGGATAGAGCATCAGGCGTTGTTTATGACAGAACTAGTACTGGTTTCACGATTTCACCAAACGGGACAACCGTGTATATCTCTTGGGACTCAAACAACACATTCTACGCCAACAATACGTTCTATCACCCCGTGATCACCAACACATACTAAGGAGAGTGACAAATGGCAGTGCCAACCACACGGGATGAGTTTAGGGCTTTTTGCTTACGCAAATTGGGATTTCCTGTCATCGAAATCAATGTGGACGCAGATCAGGTAGAGGATCGCATCGACGAAGCCCTGAAGTACTATTATGACTACCATTTCGACGGTGCTGAGATGACGTATTACAAACATCAGATCACCACCACAGACATTACGAACAAATATATCACGCTCCCTGAGAATATCATCGGGGCGGTGAGGATCTTTCCATTGGGCGTTCGTGGCGGCGCCGGAAACGTGTTCTCTATGGAATACCAGATCTCGTTGGATGCCTGGGCTCAGATGTATGTCGGGGGCGGATTAGTTTCGTATTTCCTTAACAGACAAAACCTGGCGCTCGTACAGGAACTCCTGGTCGGCCAAAAGCCCATCAGATACACCAGACACAAAGATCGAGTCTACGTCGATATGAATTGGGATGCATCCCTGGAAAATCAATGGCTGATCGTTGAGGCGTATGAAATCGTTGACCCAGACGTGTATACAGATGCTTGGGGCGACCGTTGGTTGGCCAATTATACCACAGCTTTGATCAAGCGGCAGTGGGGGTCAAATTTGACCAAATTCGTTGGCATGCAACTTCCTGGTGGAGTTACGTACAACGGCGAGAAGATTCTCGATGATGCGGTCAACGAGATCCGAGATCTAGAGCAACGCATGGCCATGGAATTCAGTTTGCCGCCATTAGACAGAACTGGATAATCATCATCGTTACGTCAGTCTATTTTTCTAATTTTCAGAACTCACAAGAGCAACAACTCATTGAAGACCTAGTGGTGGAGTCAATTTCCCACTACGGTCACGATGTATACTATATTCCTAAAACTATAGTTGAGTTTGATGCAGTATACGGTGAAGACCCACTTTCAGTATACTCAAATCCGTGTCTTGTAGACATGTATATCAAGAACGTTGAAGGATTTGCCGGAGATGGTGACTTTCTCTCCAAGTTTAATATTCAGATCCGTGACCAAATTACATTTACTGTTGCTCGTCGTAAATTTCAAGAAGACGTGGGTGCTTACGTAGACATCTCAAGACCCAGAGAAGGTGACTTGATCTATTTTCCGTTGAATGGAAAGCTTTTCCAAATCAAGTTTGTTGAGCATGAAGCCATCTTTTATCAGATGGGGTCTTTACAGACCTATGATATTCGATGCGAGCTGTTCGAATATTCTGGCGAACGACTTGAGACCGGCATCGATATCATCGATAACCTTGAAAAGAAGTATTCGACTTCCATGGATGTCTATGATATATTGACCGACGATGATCTAGTAATTACTGACTCTGATGGGTTTGCTATCATCCAATCAGCTTATGACCTTGAGACTCAGGTCGGAGATTCTTTCTCCGATACTGATGAACTACAGGCCGAGGCCGATGCGATCATTGATTGGACAGATGTCGACGTTTTCTCAGAAGGTGAGGCAGGTATCTAAATGTTTACTGAAACCTTTTTCCACAACACCATCAGAAAATACGTAGCCCTTTTTGGCACACTGTTCAACGGGATCTATATCAACCGAGTTGACTCCAATGACGAAACTATCCAAAGCCTTAAGGTACCGTTAACATATGGACCCAAAGAAAAGATGCTGGCCAGGCTGTACGGTGACCCTGAACTCAACCGGGCTCCTGCTATAGTTCTTCCTATCATCTCATTTGAGATGGGGGCGTTAACCTACGATGGCAGCCGCAAAGCAACGACTCGTGGAAAATTTTACTCCGTTGCAGATTCAGCCAAATCCAGGAAGCTTTATCAGTACAACCCTGTACCATATAACATTGACTTCACCGTATCCATCCTGGCGAAGAACCAGGCTGACGCCACGCGCATCGTAGAGCAAATTCTTCCGTACTTTACCCCAGAATTTACACTATCTGCGACACTCATTCCTGAACTCGGCGTAGTACAGGACGTCCCAGTTGTGCTTACGGGCGTCTCACAGGAGGATGTGTACGAGGGAGATTTTGATGGCCGCAGAACTATTACGTGGACACTCCAATTCACTCTGAAGGGATACCTTTACGGGCCCACGAAAAGAATTGAAGCAATCAAGACTGCCATCGTCAACCTATTTCCAGTTTCTGGTGATATCGATGATGCTATCGGCAACGGGGTCGAATATGAAACCATCACAACAACTCCCGGATTAACAGCCAACGGCGAACCCACCTCTAATTCATCTGCGTCTATTGGGGTGGCAAACATTGATGCAGATGATAACTATGGGTATATAATAGAGTTTGATGAGGAATTTGATGCGTAATAGTATGGCGAAGGTCTTGAATGTGACACCAGTAGTAATTACCACCAAAGATGATAGACAACTACCTGATATCCCAGCAATCAAGCTAACCGGGGAAAAACAGGAAGCCGTTGATATCATCGACGGGGCTAAGGAGTCCATCTTTGAGGTGATCAAGACTGGGGAAGGCGCTTTAGAAGCTGCAGCTGAAATTGCCGGCCAGTCCCAGAATGCTAAGGATCTTGAGGTTGTTGGTAAATTGATGGACAGCATCGTGAATGCCAACAAAGTTCTGGTTGATATCAGTAAGCGTAAAGTGGATATGCATAAGCAGGAAGCCAACAACTCAACTGGCCCCATCGCCAACAATATCTTCGTTGGGTCGACAGCAGATCTATATAAGATGCTGCAAAAGATGGATGAAGATAGTGCTGGATAAGCCTACAACCTATAACGGCAATATCAACCTCAAAAGATCAAACGTTGAGCAGACCTTTACTGCTGAAGAGATCTTTGAGCTGGCTAAATGTCGTAAAGATCCAATCTACTTCATCAGAAAGTACTGTAAGATCATCAACGTCGATGCCGGGTTGATCCTGTTCGAACTTTGGGATTTCCAAGAAGAGATGATCCTCAGTTTCGACGCCAATAGGTTCAATATAGCCAAGATGCCACGTCAGGTGGGAAAGACGACTACCGTGGCTGCGTATTTCATGTGGAAGGTTCTATTCTCTGAAAACTATTCGATCGCCATCCTGGCCCACAAGGCTGCTCAGGCCCGAGAGATCCTCGGTCGTATCCAACTGATGTATGAAAACCTCCCCAAATATATGCAAGTAGGGGTCGTTATCTGGAACAAAGGATCGATCGAACTGGAGAACGGTTCCAAGATCATGACCGCCGCCACGTCCAACAACGGACTTCGTGGTGGGTCATATAACTGCATCTACCTCGACGAGTTTGCGTTCGTACCCAACAACATCCAGGAGGAATTCTGGGCTTCTGTGTATCCAACCATCTCGTCTGGTACGACAACCAAGATCATCATCACATCAACCCCGAATGGCCTCAACCTTTTCTATAAGATCTGGGTAGACTCGGAAGAGGACAGAAACAGCTACGTTAGAGTTTCTGTGCACTGGTCTAACGTTCCAGGAAGAACCCAGGAATGGGCTAAAGAACAGATCCGGAACACCTCTCAGGAACAGTTCAACCAAGAGTTCGAATGTGTTGATGGGTCAACACTATTAACCATTTTAGATCGTGATACCGGAGTAATAATGGAGATTAGAGCAGATGAACTATGGGAATTTCTTAGTGTGAATTCATAGGATTTATAAATATTCTCTGTTGGAGGAGAATATGCCAGTAGTATACAAAATTACAAGAACAGACGGGCTTGAATATATTGGAATTGCAATATCATTTAAAAATAGGTTGGCGACCCATAGATTAAGTACTAGATTTTCTTCCGGAATACTAGAAAGCAAGATCTTGTATGAAGGAACATATCAAGAATGTTGGGATAAAGAAGAAGAGTATATCAAAGAATATGACACATACAACAACGGTCTCAATCTAACTATTAACGGTAAGGGGATGAATCCTAAATCAACACTAGGATTCAAATTTTCGGCTGAAAGTAGACAGCGTATGTCTGAAGCTAAGAAAAATTACATCCCATGGAATGTTGGGAAAAAATATTCAATGTCAGAGGACGTTCGAGCCCGTCGAAAAGGAAAACGCTGCTCTTCAAAATTATCGATCGATGATGTGAAAAGTATCCGAGCTGAATATGAATTGCGCAATGATATCGAGTTGCTCAGTGCTGTTGGGACCATTGCAAAAAACGGAATTCCAATAACATATGAAATTGCATTCATCAATAAACACCACAAACGATATAATCTAACAACAACCGGAATGAAGAATATCTTAAGAAGAAAGTCCTGGGCAGATGTATAGACGTAATAATCGATTTTCAATATTGACGCCTGATGGCTGGTCTGATTTTTCTGGGCTACAAAAGACCACTAAGCAACTTTCATATGTTGTAAAAACCAATGAATCTTCGCTTATTTGTAGTCAAAAACACCAATTATCGACGACGACTGGGTGGAAATTAGCAAAGGACTTGGTCATTGGTGATTTTGTTTATGGACAAGATAGTATTCAAGAAGTAAAATCTATAGATTTGGTTCATGGTAATAATGAATTCTATGAATGCATCGATGTAGAAAAGCAAA